GGCATCTCGGAGCTGTATAAAAAATCGTTTATTGCTTTTTCCCTTGCGTGTTTTGCGTTGGCTAGTTTTTTGTTTCGGTATGTTGCTCCGCGCGCAGAGTTGCATGGCTTGCATGCTGCGACGTATCCGTCTTCTATTGTTCCGCCTTTGTCTGATTCGACTAGGTGGTCTAGTTCTGTTGCTGTGTTCTTCTTGCACCAATGGCAGATTGGTTGATCGCGCAGTAGTTCTGCACGTGCTTGCTTGTAGATCGTTGTGTCGTGTTCGGTCAGTTTGCGTGTCATCTCACGCGCCTTCGGCTTGTGCTAGCGCGGCGCAAGCGCCTTGCTGTTGTTTGTGTTGAGTGTTGTTTGTTGTCGGGTTCATGTCGGTGCTTTCTTTTGTTTGTTAACTGTATGTCATCTGCAGGTCAAGAGATGTGTGAATGCTCCACCCACCAGATTGCCCATCCTGGTACCCAATTGCATTCAGTCGATTATGTTTACGACTCGCCTCGGCGCTTTGCCCGTTTCATTTCGTCTTGCATGATTCGGGGCGCACCGATCTACCCTCGTTACCGAGTGTCACCAACTGCCGTGCGAATGGCTTAGGTCGTGCTACTAGCCAATTGTTTATGCTTTGGGATTGCTGAGAGTGTAGAGAATGTACTCCATGTCGCTTGGCTTCCATACCGCTGCATGACATCCAGCCATCTCACAAGCGTTTAACCAAATCTTTTGTCCAGGCGTCAACTTGCCCTTCTCCGCTTTCAACTCAATCACTAACGGCCGACCGCCTTGGAATGGGTGCACCATGAACAGATCAGGAAATCCCACATCGCCTTGCACGTTGGTCATCCAGCGTCCTCGAGTGTTCTGTGCCGGCAGATCATGATGCACTAACCAGCCGTAACGCTTGGCAACGCTAATCACCATATCCTTAAAGTCGGCTTCGCTGATCTTTGGGTCTAACTTCATCAGAGCGATGCCATGTACGTCTTGTCTGCAAGATGCTTGATAGCCCAACGCACATACTGTTTTGCTTCGCGCTGGTCTTCTTCAACCATTAAATCGTAAACAGCCTGTAAGCGTTCAATTGCGTTAATTAGTTCTTCTAGTGTCATTTCTTCTCCTTCCACATAATTACTAAAATCGTTCCCCATACACCAATTACAATGCCAATGATGTTGAATGCCACGTAACTCATTTCAGGCGCTCAATAATCTTGGATGCTTCATGCGATTTCAACAGCTCTAAGACCGCGCTGTCGTCGTTTAGTTCGCGATGTATAAACTCCAACAATCCCAAATCATCCATGTTGGCGTCTTTGGCCAGTTTCTTGATGTAACCGATTTGCTTCGGGGTGGCGAATGCACCAGAGGGTATGTGCACAGGGTTTTGCCGTGTATCGGTTGGCGTGCTTAGGCGCTCAACCTTTTGCATCTCATTGCGTGACGGCCTAGGGCCACTCGCAGGAGCCTGCAGCGGGCAGTTGGCAATGGCGCGACCAATGGCGCTGGTCTCGCAGTTTTCTACAAATGACGTGGCATTGACACCGCGGTCGCTTTTGATTTCTTCTGCATAGCCCGTAGCGACTGGCACCTTGTCGTCTTTGTCTGCATACAGTTCGCAATAGAACACGCAAGCGTCACCTGTGTAGTTCATCATGCAGGTATAGACGCGCCCGTTGGGGTATGCAGCCCACCAGCGGACAAGGCGTTGCTCGACTGTCTCGTAGTTGCTTAGGTCAAAGCCCATTAGATGCCTGCCCAGACGCTTAGACGCTGTGCATGGTCATGTGCGCCACCGCGCTGTGCGTATGCCAGTTCGCCTGTGTTGCGGATAATGCCACGTCGCGCAGCTGCATTAAGCCGTCCAGCGATGCCTTTGGTAACTGGGAATTGATCGCCCAGGTGTTTCCAAATGTCGTCAGATGTAAAGAACCCTTTAGTGCGCGCAACGTGCAAAATCGCAGCGTCAACTTGGTTTTGTTCAGGTTTTGTCCAGCGCGCATCGGCAGATGACTGTGATGCCAACATGCCCTCAATAAATGGGGCGTTCTTTCGTGCCGGCACACGGCCATCACAGACGAAGTGTGTTTTGCCTGTTATCTCTGGGTAGGCAATTGTTTCTTTGCAGATCGTGCAGGTTTTCATTGTCGGAATCTCCTCGTCGGTTAGGAATGTGCTTGTAGTGCTTTGATTGCTAAGTCGAGTGTAGTCACATCGTGGAGTGGCATTGGTTCTTCTAATGACAACGAGTTCTTCATGCCTTTAAGACGCTGAATGATGCTTGCGTGCGGATTAGTGCTTATGTCTGCAATTTCGTTAATCAAATTAAAGATTGCCATGTCGTGTTTAGTTGTCATCATTTGCTCCATTACCATTCGTCGGGTTTCTTCTGATAGTTCGCCTTGATTCCAAGCCACACCTTCACTCATTTTGTTGCACTCCATGGCCCCCAGCCGTAACCGTGACGTTCTACGCCGTAATTGTAAATCGCTAACGCTGCGCGCAAATTAACATCAGCCTGTAACAAGTTTTCTGCGCTGGTAATAATGCCGGCATCAGTAAGCCATGGTGTCCAAAATCCGTTTATTTGCATTAGTCCACGCGACCCGCCGTTTGGGTCATTGCTGTTGTAGGCGTTTGGTATGCAACGCGACTCCCGAAACATCACAGATTCGAGCACGGTGCGCTGATCGGCAGGCCAGCCAAGGTTGACGGCAAGCGCGCTGAACTGCTCGCAAGCCGACGTGTACGGGTCAATGTAAACCGTAGAGCTGGTCGTTGTGGTCGGCTCAATCAGGTACGGCTGGACGCTTATAGGCGCTAACGGCATAACGCTAGATAGGTCGCTAGACGCGCTAGGAGCCCCTGTGAGCGCCGTAAAGCCAAAGACCGTACAAAGCACTAGCCCTATGATTTTCTCTGCAAAATAGTTCATCGTTTCTCCAAAGGTATGGGCTCACCCCAAGTTGAGGTTGCCGATCTGAATGCGATTTGTCCCAGTAGGAACTTGCCCGACTCTGGGCTGGTAAAGATCTGTACCAAGATTTCTTGGCCGTTGTCCATCACTCCTGTATAGACGCTGTAATCAACGATCTGTGGGTCAGTCATTGCCTGTCCTTTTGTCGGTACTCCGACCCTAGAACATAGATCAAGCCTTAGGTGGGATTTCCCCAAACACCTTTAAGAATGCGGCTTTGACAAAGATCACCGAGTCCGCTGCCTGTGGTGAAATCTCAAGGTGGAACCAATCGCCCGTGGGCGCTCCCGAGACTGTTGGCTTGCTGTACTTGCTCCATGCTTGACGATCGCAACGCCATGCGCGACCGTACGGTGATGGGAAGTAATCAATCACCATCTGAATGCCTAACTCATTCGCGTTGGCAACCAGTTTCTCTACAAACGGCAAAGCCGATTTGCGTGACGATTGCGGATGACGCGCACTCCCTCGATACGACATGTCCACCGCGCGACCAGTTGCATGCACCGACAAACTGCCTGGCTTGCCTTTCATGTCGCGCTGACCGTAAGACCCGTTGTTCCAAAGCGCGCCACCAGAATGATGTATCAACTGTTTAATAAACTCGTTCATGCCGGCACGTGGGCCTGCTGCTGGGCCGTCAGCGTTGCCGATGTAGTCACGTGCACCTGGCACGCCAGCCTTAGCCTTTGCTACTGCCACGACCGAACTTCATGTCTTTAGGGTTGAAGTAGCGCAACGCTGTGGGGCAGACCGCGCCGATTGCAGCTGCTAACAATGCGCCTGGTTCGGTGTTGCCTGTGACTGCTAGAGCAACTACGGCGGCGAGCATTGAGCGACCGTAACTGGCAAGTAGGGCTTTGTCACTTGGTTTCATTGGTTGGCTCCTTTGGTTTAGATTTTAGACCATTCGAGGCAACAAGACCTGACAACGTGCCGGTCATAAACACCGTCAACGTAGATAGCAGGTCTATGAATGCGGAGTCGTTAGGGCTTTGATGGCCGATTGGCTGGGTAACGAACATGAGCGCATAAACAAATCCAAGGACGGTGATGGCAAACACGCTGGCAAGGATGATGCCGACTATGACGATTAGTCGAGCGTGAAGTTCTTCGGGTTTAAGGCGTGGTCTCATAAATCAAATCTCTTGTGCATGTTCCAGATGGGTTGCAGATCGGTGGTTCGCATTCAGGCTTTTGCCAGTTGGCTGGGTCTTGGCATGGGTAACGATATGACCCGTCATAACCGCAACTAGATACCGCCCACGCAATTACTACAACTAGTAGCGCGTAACCAATAAACGGACGCCATTTCATTCAGGCACTATCGGGTTTGGTGGCGGAATAAACTCTTTGGAAGTTTCGTCATAAAAGTAGCCAATTCCGGCATAGTCTGTGCCGTTGTAATAGGTGCGTACACACTTTTGGCCTCGATAATTGCCATACCAAATTTCTGCTTTTTCGCCGTCAATTAAACCTGCTTTGCCAGGTATTACTTCGGTGACGTAACTATTTTCGTCAAGGAACGCGTAGTAAGCAACGGTCATACTGTCACCGTTCCTGTTCCTGCTGTGAACTCATAAATCTTTTTTCCGCCTGTAACTGTTCTCACGAAAGTTAAGCCACCTGGGATAGTTGTAATGTCTGCGAAAGTGTCGTCATAACTAATAACTACAAGTCCCGAACCGCCAGCAAATGCTGCAATGCCAGTTACGTTTCCACTACCGCCGCCACCGGTGTTGGCTGTTCCTACTGCGTTTGAACCACCGCCTGCAGTTGCTGAACCATAAGCGCCTGCGCCTTTACCACCAGCACCACCACCACCGCGACTAACTGACGTTCCCGTAATGCTCGACGCTGAACCTGCACCGCCCGCGCCACCATCTCCACCATTCGTTCCGTTACTGCCGTTTGCTGATGCACCACCACCACCACCACCGCCCGAACTTCCACCAACACCAGCGCTACCGCCAGCAAAACCTTGTCCAGCAGTTCCAGCCGAACCAGCCGTACCTGAACCACCACCAGCACCACCACCCGAACCGCCTGTTTGACCAGTTCCAGATTGTGTGCCGCCTTGACCGCCACCAGTTGATGTAATGGTGCTGAAAACAGAGTTTGAACCGTTTGACCCAGCACCACCAGCAGAGTTACCGCCAGCACCGCCAGCACCAACAGTTACCGTAAATGATGCTCCAATGCTAAAACCCGTTGCTGTTCGGTATCCGCCGGCACCGCCACCGCCGCCACCGATTGTTTGGTTTGTTCCCGATGAACCACCGCCACCGCCAGCAATAACAAGATATTCAACAGTCGTTGGTGCTGGTAATGGCGCGCCTACGCCAGCCAAGATTTGCATAATTACAACGCCAAGTTGCCGATAACGACCCATGTGTCGGTCGCAATTTTACAACAAGTAGCAACAGCGTATTGGCCGTTTGTTTTAAGTTTGCTTCCATTTGATCGCAAAGTTACGCCAGCGCCAGCGGTGATTGTTACCACTCCTGCGCCCAGTTGCATGATGTTGAGCTGTGTACCTATGCCATAAGCGACAGTTCCGTTTGGTGGAATAGTTAGCGTGATTGGTGACCCGTTATCGCAAGTAATTAGTTTGCCGTCATCGCCTAAAACTGTTGTGTAAGACGTGCCAGTCTGGGCGTTTAGCGCGATCATGGCCGTAGCCATTGCGTCTAATTCTGCTGCGAGGAGTATTTGTCCTGCGGTGAAGTCTTGCCTTGTTGCCATAAGTGCTCCTATCCTAAAGCATTTGTAGTGTCAATGGTGCCATATAGCGCGTCATCCAATATCAACTCAAACACGATCGTGGTTGGCGCGGTGCTGTAAAGGACGCTGTGGCCTGTGCTGAAATCCAGCCGATGCTCGATGCCCTCAACTGACAGCTCTTGCGCTAATTGGGTTGTGCCAGTACCGCTCGCGAACGTTTTTTCTACGCTGATCGTGTCGCCAATGTCCACGGTTGCCAGGGTGTCCTTTTGGGCTGTGGTCAGCATCAGATATTTAGTTGCCACGGACGTGTAACGGGCTTCGGGCTGTGGGTTGAGCAGATAGTCGGCAGCGTCATCAATGCTTGTTTGCTCATGTAGCAGGCTGTTTGTGATGCTTGTTGTTTGAATAAAATAGGTTGCAATAGACCCTGTATCGGTAGCGGTAGCGGTCTTGCCGTCTAACCCTGTAACGACAACGCGGTTAATTACCGAATCCGCTTCAAACGAAATGCCTACGCCATCGAATTTGTATTCTGTGCCGTCATCTTTAAACGATGCAACAGGCGCGCTCAATGTGGTGCCAATGCGATTTTGGAATGTCAACACGCCAGCCCTTGACATAAACAGGCGTCCAAATTCGGCGGTCTCGTTGATCTGCGTAACGTATTGCAACACGTTTGTTCCTGCCGGCACGGTGTAGTCGCTGTCGTGGCCTAGGTTGACGGTGCCTGTGGCGATGTTTCGAGCGCCTGCTGGAAAGTCAACTTCTGGCAGGTCTAAGACGGTTTCTATGCGTTCGCCTGATGTCTCTGGGGTTACGTTTAGTTCGTCTAGAAATGTTTGTGCAAGTAGGTAGAACTGGTCAGCGCAATACACGGTCACGGTGTCGAGGCCGCCAAGCGCAAAGTTGTAGTCGTAGTTGACGACATAACCGCTAAACAATGACTCTGGCACATCGGCGGAGCTGTAACGAATAAGTCGCACTTCGCGCAATGGGGCTAGACCTGGCTGGGCTTGTGGGGTGTCCCAATAAGGCGAGTTCTGATCAAACGGATTAAACACCCCTGTCACGTCTTGGATGGTAAATGTCATTGTGCCTGCGCTGAACTGATCGCCCACATCACGGCGACCGCGCCGAACATTGATATTTGTGATCGAATCCATCACGTTGGCAAACTCGCTTGTACCGTTAAGCACGTACTCGGTGTTATTTAGCACGCCTCTAACTGGGTCATCAAGAATAAAAGCATCCTGCACAAACCCTGTGGCAATTTGTAGGTCATAGTTGCCCGAGTCAACGACCGCTACGCCTGGCATTACGCCACCTGTAACTGCAACGGCCCAGCGCTACGCGAGTAGGCGCGCAAGGCGTTAACGACCGACTCACCGATCTCGGCGCTTGTGGCAAGACCGCCTGTGACGTTAATAGTGATACCGCCACCTGATTGCATGCGATCTAAAGGCACGACTGCCTCTGGGCCAGCCTCACCGATCAAGGCAAGCGTAGGACTCGACACAATGCCACCTTCAGCCAAGCGCGGAAGATTCATACGCCCAGCAACTTGTGTCGGTGTACCGCCAATCTGTGGCACAGGCAAGTTCGGCACTTTAGGCAAATCAGGCAACAACGGGATTGAGTTGTACGCGCTCACAATTGCATTAACCGCGCCGATTGCAGCGTTGACCATGCCAGCAAAAAATCCGATCACCGTGTTGACGATTGCTTTAATGCCGTCACGGAACCATTCAAACTTGTTGTACGCGGTCACAAGACCAACAACAAGCAACGCGATGCCGGCAGCAATCAGGGCAAATGGGTTGAGCGCCATTGCAATGTTGGTGACAACGATTGCGGCGGCTACTGCTCCGATAGCGCCAGCGATTGCTAGGAATGCCTGTGGGTTGTCTTGTGCCCACATTGCGAACTTGTTCAAGATCGGTAGCACGGCCTCGACTACTGGCAAGAGCGCAGCGCCGATTGACTCTTTGGTTTCGCCAATGGAGTTAGACAAGATTTTCATTTTGCCTGCTGCGGTTTCCGCGCTTGCAGCGGTAGCACCGCCGAACGTACCGCCAAGCACGTCCATGATTTCGTTAAGGCTGGCGCCTTCTTTGATCATTGTTGCCATCTCTGGACTTAACGATCGCAACGCCTTAAAGTTGCCCTGGTATGCCTTGGCGAGCGCGTCGGCGACAGTTGCGCTATCTGTGCCGGTAGCGGTGCTGATGTCCATAACAAGGTTCATGTCACGCATGGCCATGTCAACATCTTTGGTACCGCGCACAAGCGCTTCTAATGCCAAGCGATATTCGGTGTCAGCAACGCCAGACGCTCGACTCATTGCGCTAATCTGTTTTTCCACTTGTGCGGTCTGTGCAGCGCCCGCGCCAGTCACATTCTGCAAAGTAAGCGCTAACGCGGCTTGCTCTTGCTGATCTTCCATCGCCGCTTTGGTTGCGTCACCAAGCGCCAAAGCCAAACCGCCAAGCGCTGCAGCTGCCGGCACCGCTGCTTTCTTAATCGCAAACTGGGCTTTTTCGGATGTTGTTTCCAGTTGCTTGAACTGGGCAATAGCTTTCTTAATCCCTTTGCCGTCAAACTCTGAAATGATCGGGATATTGATTGCCATTACGTGGTCTCTCTGTTCGCTTCATCCATGACGCGCTTGACCAATTGCTCCATCTCGGACATGACATCACTTTGGCGTTGCTCGTACGCTTTCCACATTACTCGCGATCGACTGCCATAGCGTGCAGTTAGCGCGCGCCCTAATGACCCAGACATGGACGTGTCAAACATTGTGCCAGTCGCGCCCTTCCATTGAATGGCGAACGTGCCAACATTGGTTTTGTTTCCGCTGTATTCCTTGATCGCTCGAGTATTGATCTTGGCGGCAATCTTTTGTTTCATGCCAGGTATCCACGGCAAGATCTGGAACCCTGATTTGGTTTGCCAGTTGCGCGCCATACCAGACAGCGGAACATTAGACGGCACAAGTTTGTTTGCATCGTCAATAACAGGCTGGACGATCTTCTTGTAGTCCTTGGTAATTTCTCGGCGCAAAGATTTGTCAATCTTGTTAAGGGTCTTCAAAGCATCTTTAAGCCCGACGACCTCAACCCTTGCCGATACTTCCGCCACGTTATCTCCGTTTTTTGTTTGCCTCGTTAAGCACTTTAATGACCGTTGCTATATCTCGAGCGTCAAACACAATGTCGCTAGGCCACCAACCGACCGCGACCAATATCTCTGCTAGTTGGCGACGGTAGGTGCCGCGTCCGTAGGGTTTGGGTCAGTCTCATCCAATACCGGCATTATCTCCAGCTCTGGGTTCTTACTAATCCACTC